TGTAGAAAACGTCGTCACCGTGGACAAGAAGCAACTCCCAATTGTTGTGAAAAGCTGTGTTGTAGATCATGTCCAGTTCAACATTGGACAGACCAAGGGCACACACAGCCAGAAAAGAGGGACCTACAAGAAAACGGTCAACATCCTCGAGTTTGAGACACTTGATGGTCGACGTGAGATGCCAGTCTAGGGGACCGACAACCATGTTGACATCACTGGCGACGTTCTCAACCACTCTTCCGTAGATACCTTTCGGAGAGCTGTGTTTGAAGAGAACTTCGTCCTGCTTGAGATGGCATTGGGTCTGGGAGGCAGAGGACAACAGTCGAGCACGGGTCCGCACGTCAAAGCCGAGTAGTTGCTTGTAACGCGCAGACCGTCCACTTTTGATCTGGTGTTCATACCAACCTTGCCACAGTGTCTCGTAATCAAGAACATGAAGGTTCTGGTTCACGACGGCGTTATGCAAGTAATGGGTCATCAGTACGATGGGCCGATCCCAAGGCACACTGACGACTGGACCCCCATCGGGCCGACGAAGCTGTTTGGCAAGCCGACCTGCGACCATGATAGCATGGTGTCGGTCGTTGGACAGACCCGCTGGCGACCAAGCCCCTGCATCATCGACCAAATCGGCCACCCAGGTGAGTTGCCTGCCGGTAGGAGCGGGATCATCCAACGTGTCAATCAAAGCTTCAAGGTCAACTGGTGTCAGTCTCTTGTGCTCAAACTCAATTCGTTGTGTCGGGGATACATCAATCACGGCAGGACGCTCGGGTCGGCGAGCACCCCAGGATACTCTCGTTTGCTGCGGCCTGAGGGTCCACCACAGGGTGAAACCGGCAGCAGCTAAAACTAAGAGCTGTTTCCATGGGAGTGCAAGCACAGCCTGAGGATCATTCGGGTCCAGTCCGTTTAACATAGCTCCTGCCATAATTACAGAGTAATTATAAACACCGTGGAGAGCGATTCCATAAGGAAGAGGAACGCAACCGAAAATGTTGTGAACCATCAATCGCCAGGCGTATTCTTCAGGGGAGCGGTCTGGGACATTAAACGTGGACTCGAACAATGCAATAGCAGTGGAGAAACCGATGCGTTTCCAATATTGGGGCCCACAGGACCGTTTGTAGAGTTCTTCGATCACAGGTGCAGCTAAAATAGCTGGAGCTCCCTTGAACAAAGCAGCACATGGAGTGGGGGGCATGCGAGTCAAGGCGATACTGATCAAGGCCATACCACCGGCAGCCCACGCAATCACTTGACAACTAGTTCGGAGAACCGAGAAGTCGGCGGCGTTCTGACTCGATGCAATGCGAGCGGCGTTTGCGTGTCCGCCGTTCCGGATGTAACCGTTCAGACCGACGCTATCCCTGTAATGTGCATGTGTCAAGATGGCTGTCAAGACATACGGACCACAAGGGGTTTGGATCGGACTGAGTGCCACGTTGATGGCGATCAACGCGCGGGACATGTCAGAAGCGGTGAACACGGAACAACCACGATGAGCATTGGCACCTCGGATGTGTGCAAGGATCTGGGTGGGGTGATAATATTCAGGCCAGAAAGGAAGAAAACTACACAAACGATCCACGAACAGTGGCATATCGAAAGGTACAATGAATGAGAACGGGAGCGGACGCCGTTCAATGGAGGGAGGAGGCGGGAGTGACGTGATAGCTGAGTCGAAATCGTCCCGAGTGCGGAGGACGGTCAGGCAGAACTGGCAATTGTGGGGCCAGTCATAAACGCGATCTTGATACCATTCCAAACCA